ATAATTCAATATGGTGTACCGTATCTGCTGTCACTGTTCTGTTATGCTTGTACATCATGTAGATATCCAGCCCGTCATATTTGTCAAGCACAACCTGTCTCAGGTTCTTCCACCGTTGTGTGTGGTATTCTTTCTTTATTCCGGTTGGCTTTGCATACTCTCTGATGTTGTTCTTTCTGCACGGGCACGTAGTCCCTGCCGGTACCCTACTCCCGCATCTGCTACATCGTTTGTATATCATGCCATCCCTCCTGTTCTCTGATAGCGGGAGGCGGATTCGAACCACCGTTCCAGGCTAAGGAGGCCTGTAAGTTTCCGTTACTTTATCCCGCGGTAATTATGGACATTCTGGGGTTCGAACCCAGGACCTATCGGTTATGAGCCGATTGCTCTCCCAGCTGAGCTAAATGTCCATAGTATAAGAGCCACCTGCTTTCTACAAGCAGATGGCTCCTACGCCAAGGAAAATCCATGTGAGTCCTTGTACCTTTTTGTGTTTGGTCTGGCACCGACCAATTCATTTGCCAGGCTGTGGCACCTGGCAAACGTAAGGAAGGAGATTTACCTATTTCCATTTCAGCAACTCCAGTTTATATTATTGCATATTTAAAACGGAAAAAACGGAAAAAACGGAAAAACTTTTATTTTTTCATGAATGTTTCAAATTCCTTTCTCACAGATTCTCCAGTTGCTTTTCCTCCTATATGCTTTGCAACCTGCTGCCAGTTCATTTCCTCAAAGATCTTAAACTTAATGATCCTGCGCATTCTGAATGGAATTGTAAGCATCCACTCTTCCACATCGTTCTTTAACTTCTCTGCCTGCTCTATCTGTATCTGTTGTCTACGTTTT